TACGACTATTACAGTAGCTATCAGTACAAATCCAGAGATCATGCAAAATGCGGCAGAAAGACTTTTGGGAATGGATACCGAATCTACTGAAAATCTTATTACGGACATCGTTTACGGTCAGATGCGTTTGATTATTGCTGAAATGACAATCGAAAAACTTAATTCTGACAGGGATGAGTTTTTGGATAAGGCAAGAAAGAACATTGATAACGAGCTTAACAAGTTAGGTCTTTACCTCCTGAACATCAACATCAGTGACATTAGAGACGAAGCCGGTTATATTATGAACCTTGGTAAGGAGGCTGAAAGTAGGGCTCTGAACGAAGCACAGGCTAATATCGAAGAACAGGAGAAGCTGGGGGCTATTAAGATTGCTGTACAGCAGAAGGAGAAAGAAACGGCTGTGGCTAATACCAAAAAAGAACAAGAGATTCAAATTGCTTGTACTGAAAAAGAAAAGGAAACGGTAGTAGCTGAAACGAAGAAAGAAAAAGAAGTAGCTTTGGCTTTAACCGATAAAGAAAAACAGATCGGTGTAGCTCAAGCCGATAGAGATAGGGCTGCGGTTATTGCAAAGACTTTGGCTGATAAGGAATCAGCGATCGCAAGATCTAAGGCAGAACTTGAAGTAAATAAAGCCGAGGCTGAAAGGATGGAAGAAGTCGGAAAGAACAAGGCTGAAGCTGACAAGGAAGCAGCTATAGCAATACAAAACTCTGAAGCTCAGATTAAGAAGGCTGAGGCTGAGAAAAATGCGTCTATAGGATACAACAATGCCCAGAAGGAGGTTGCTGTATCAGAATCAGAGCTACAGGTTATCAAAGCTCAATCAGAAAAGAAAGCCGGAGAAGAGAGAGTTAAATCGGAAGCGGCTGTGAAAACGGCAAAAGAGCTTGCTGATAAAGAAGTGGAAGAAGCTAAAGCTAAGAAGGTTCAAGCTGCGCTTAAAGCTGAAAAGATTGTGCCGGCTGAAATTCAGAAGCAGGAGGCTATGTTGCAAGCTGATGCTGAAGCTGAGAAGATCAAACGTCGGGCTGATGCCGAAGCAGCAGCACATTTGGCAAAAGCAGAAGCGGAAGCAAAAGCTATTCAGATGAAGCTGGAGGCAGAAGCCGAAGGTAAGAAAAAGTCGTTGATGGCAGAAGCCGACGGATTTAAGGCTATGGTGGAAGCAGCAGAATCCAATCCTCAGATAGCCATCCAGTACAAGATGGTTAATCAGTGGAAAGAAATTGCTGGAGAACAGGTTAAAGCATTTGAGCACATTAATCTCGGAAATATCACGGTATTTGACGGCGGTCAGAACAGTACCGGTAATTTCCTTAACAATGTTGTCAAGACCGTCGCTCCGGCATTGGGAGTCATTGATCAGCTTCCGATTGCAGATACTTTAAAGAAATTAAAAGGAGATGACAAAAAATAAATACAATGGCCCAAGGTTACACTTGGGCCTAATTGAAGAAATAAAAGCAGCATTCATAGATTTCCTGCCGGCAGGAACAGTGCTTTACTAATTACGATATTTTTAACATGGATTTTGGACAAGATTTAGAACCAGAAGAACTGACCAAGCATTATGATCAGTGTTATGGAATTGATTTTGAAACAGAAGAAGAGGAGGATGAAGAGTATGACCGATGAGGAATTTGCATTAGATAATAAGAAAAAGGTTGTTGTAAGAAAAAGAATATCTTATTTAAACAAAGGGGATAAAGTGTGGATCGTGTCTTCCGACG